TCTGATGATTTATTTAGAGGTTCAACAAGTTTAATTTGTATGGAGATAGGTGGATGAGTTATACTAGACACGAAGCAATCAGAGAATTATATTCAGATGTCGTTACTGTTGACGATACTGCTGGTGCGTTTGATAAAGATGGAAAATTAGTTTCTGTTGATGAAGATAAAGTTAAAACAAAAATGGCAGAACTTAAAACTGCATATGATAAATTACAATACCAAAGGGATAGAAAAGATGACTATCCAAGTATAGAAGACCAACTAGATGATTTATATCATAATGGAATTGATGGTTGGAAAACAAAAATTAAAGCTATAAAAGATAAACACCCTAAAGGATAAAAAATGGCATATATTGGAAAAGAACCTACATTTGGTGCATTTGAAAAAGACATCTTCACTGGTGATGGTTCAACTACACAATTTACTTTGACACATAATGTTGCCTCTGCAACTTCTATTATAGTTTCTTTAGGTGGTGTTATTCAAGAGCCTGGAAGTGCATATGATATCGCAATGGTTAGTGGTGTACAAAAAATTAATTTTGCTTCTGCTCCAGCAAACTCTGTAAGATGTTTTGTAGTTTATCTTGGTAGACAACAAATAGTTCAAGCAAGAGCAGCCACAGATACAACTCCAACAATAGATACATTTACTGGAGGAAGTGGAACAACTGCATTTACTTTATCAAGAGTTCCTCAAAACCCATCATCAACTGTAATTGCATTTGTGAATGGTGTGTTTCAAAAATATACAACAAACTTTTCAATCGCTGGTACAACTATAACTTTTACTTCTGCACCAGAAACATCTGCTGTCATAGTGGTAGTTCATTTATCAACAACAAACGAAGTTAATTTAGGTTCTCCAGATGATAATTCAGTAGGTACTGCAAAAATTCAAGACAACGCAGTAACAAATGCAAAAGCAGCTTTCACTTATACATCATCTTATTTTACTGGTGATGGTTCAACAACTGCATTTACAATTACTACTGGACATACAGTAAATAGTATTATAGTTACAGAAAATGGAGTTATTAAAAAACCAACAACTGATTATAGTGTGTCTGGTACAACCTTAACTTTTTCTTCTGCACCAGGCAATACAGTACAAGTTGGTGTTAGATATTTAGTGGTATAAGAAAAATAAATATCCTAAGAAATAATAAATAAATAAAAGGAATAAGAATGGTAACTAGAATCACAAAACAATCACCAACTGGTGGTGCAAAGTTAAAAAGACCAGATGGTTCTACTTATATAGAATTACCAAAAACACCTTTTGATGCAAACAAAGAAGGTGAAACTAGGAAAATTAATGAAACAACTGGTTACTTTGGAAAGAAGGTTTCATAAATGCCAATAAGTAAAATACCAGTAGGTGCAATACAATCTGGAACGATTGGGACTTCTCAAATTGCTGATGATGCTGTCACTACTGCAAAGATTTTAAACGATAATGTTACCTCTGCAAAAATTCCAAATGATGCAGTTGGTTCAACAGAAATTTCTTCTAATGCAGTCACTCGTGATGAGTTACAATCAGCTGCAGTAAATAATATTTCATCAGACTCTATAATTTTAAATTCTACTAATGGTACTGCTGATGCTGGTGATTTTTTAGTTTTAGATGGAACAGATGTTTCTAGTACAAATGCAAATCACAGAATATTATTTGACGAAACTTTTGTAGATAAAGTAGGATTGTTTAATATTAATACTTTAGGTTCTGCTGGAGATGCACTTAAAGTTAATGAAGCTGGAAATGCATTTGAATTTGGTACTGCTGGTGGTTTAACATTGTTAAATAAAACAACATTATCATCATCTTCTGATGTACAGTTTCAAGGATTAATGACTGGATATGATTCTTATAAATGTGTTTATAATATACAAAGAAGTACAGATTTGATTATAAGAGTGTATTTTATGAGTGGTGCAAGTATACTAAGTTCTGGATATCATTCAACTGGTGCTTCTGCTCACGGAAGTGGTATAAGCAGTTATGGAGATGATTCACAAGGATTTATGAATAATACTGCAACTTGGTCTTCACAAGAAAGTGCTACAACCACTCCAGTAAATGGATATTTTTATATTGTTAATCCTAACGATGCAAATGATTATACAACTATTATAGGGTCACAAAGTCTTTGGTCTGGTAGTACAAACTTAGTAGCAAATACGATAGCTGCAAGTTCAACGACTGCACAAGCACAAGATGGTTTAAGATTTTATCCAAGCACTGGTAACTTTGCTAATGGATTTATTAAACTATATGGAATTAGTTAATGGTTAATGTCAATAATTATAGGAGATAAAAATGGCATACACACATAAAATGGTTAATGGTGAAAAAATACCTTTGACCGATTCAGAAATAAAAGAACTTGAAGCAAGAGATGTAGAGTGGGCAAAAGGTGCTTACGATAGAGCGATTGCTGGTTTAAGAAATGAAAGAAATAATAAATTAAGTGAATCAGATTGGAGAGCAAACTCTGATGTGACAATGAGTTCTGATTGGAAAACTTATAGACAAGAGTTAAGAGATTTAACAAATGGATTAGATACTGAGGACAAAGTAAATAAAGTCACTTGGCCAACAGAACCGTCATAAGATGGACTAAATAGTAGAAGGAAATACAATGGCTGCAATTATTACAGAAAAATTTAGACAAACAAATGCTGCTCAGTTTGAGGAATCATTTTCTGAAACAAACGAAAACTATTATATGTTTGTAGGAAAATCAACTCCTTTTACTAGTGGAACTTCTGGTGGAAGTGATACTTCTCCACCAAGTCCAGTAGACGATATTACATCAGAGAATTATAGATGGGACTCAATGTTAGGTGCAAATGCGATTGCATCTTCTGATGTATCAAGAGGTGTTCCTAGAAGAACATATACATCTGGTACTACTTACGATATGTACGAACATAACATTAGTGCAGCTAATCCTTCAAATCAAACTGGTGCAAGTAATCTTGTTGATTCTACATATTTTTTCATAACTTCAGATTACAGAGTTTACAAAGTTTTATATAACTTAAATTCTTCTGGAGTAAAAATCGCACTTTCAACAGAACCTACTTTTACTTCCCCAGTAAAACAATTTGTTGGTGGTTATTATTTACAATATATGTACACATTGACAACCACTCAAGTAGACAAATTTTTAACAACTGACTTTATGGCAGTCGCAACAGACTCAACTGTATCATCTGGTGCAGTAACAACAAGTACAGACTCTGCACCTTTTAATGGTGCTCCTATTGATACTTTCTTGGTAACAAGTCAAGGTAGTGGATATCCAGATGGAACTTATTATGTTAAAGTTGCTGGAGACGGAACTGGTGGAATCTTAAAGGTTGTTGTGAGTTCAAATGTAATAACAAGATTTGGTGAAACTGGTGTATCATCAGTACAAGCTAGTGGTGCAAATTATACTTTTGCAACAGTAGATTTGGCAGGAACTAATGTTTATACAAATGCTGGTGCAACATCTTTAATAAGTGGAGGTACTTTATCAACTTGGAATTCAGCTAGTGCTGGAACTATAACTCCAATTATATCACCTCAAGTTGGTCACGGACACGATGCAGTTGAAGAATTAGGTGGACACTATATAATTTTAAATACAAAGTTTGAACAAGAAGAAGGTAATGATATTACTGTTGCAAACGACTTTAGACAAGTAGGTATTATGAAAAATCCTACTCAATTTAACAGTTCGTCATTATTTACAGCATCTACTGCCAGACAAACATATGCAATTTATATTCCTTCACCAAGTGGAGATTTTGATGCAGATGAAAAAATAACTCAAGCAACTACTGGTGCAATCGGTAGAGTCGTTGAATGGGATGCAACAAATAAGATTTTATATTATCAACAAGAAAGATTTACAAATTATGGTGTTAATACTGCAAGTAACACAGTTTTATTTTCTGGTGCAAATGCAGTATCTGGTGCAGACTCTAGTGCATCTGGCACTCCATCATCAACTGGTTCTGAAACTGTTGATAGTATCGCATTTTCAAGTGGATATGCAAATCCAGAAATGCACCCAGATAGTGGGGACATAATTTATATAGAAAACAGAAGACCTATTTCACGAGCATCTGACCAAACAGAGGATGTTAAAATCATAGTTGAGTTTTAAGAATGGCACAAAAAACAAATCTAAATGTATCACCATATTATGATGATTTTGATACAAGTAAAAATTTTCATAAAGTATTATATAGACCTGGCTTTGCAGTACAGGCTAGAGAACTAACCACACAACAATCTATACTTCAAAATCAAGTTGAAGAAATGGGTAGAAACATCTTTAAAGAAGGTGCAATTATATCTGGTGGTGAAGTTGGAATGGACAAACAGTATTATGCTGTTAAAGTTCAAGGAACATTTAATACCACAGACATTACATCTAATATTTCATCTTATGTAGATAAAGTTATTACTGGTGCAACATCTGGAGTATCTGCAAAAGTTGTAGGAACTGCAGCTGCAAGTGGTGATGACCCAATCACTTTATTTGTAAAATATTTAAATCCAGATTTAACTGGTGAAACTTTTGTATTTTCTAATGGTGAAAACTTAACAGCTAACGGTGCAGTCGGTTCATTTATTGCTGGACAAGAATCATTAACTTGTCAATCAACAGATGCAACTGCAATAGGTTCAGCAGTAACAGTTGCGGCTGGAACATATTTTGTTAGAGGTATTTTTGTAAATGTTACAGAACAAACATTAGTTTTAGATAAGTATGGAAACACACCATCATATAGAATAGGTTTTACAGTTACAGAAGATTTAGTAACTCCAGAAGAAGATAGTACATTATATGATAATGCAACTGGTACATCAAACGAAAACGCAGCTGGTGCTCATAGATTAAAAATCTCATTAACACTTTCTAAATTATCTTTAACAGATACTAATGATACAAATTTTGTAGAAATAATGAGAGTAAATCTTGGTAATGTTTTATCTGCATCAAGAAATACTGAATATGCAGTATTAGGTGAAACACTTGCAAGAAGAACTTATGACGAATCTGGACACTATATTGTTAGAGATTTTAAACCAGATGCAAGAGAAACTTTAGCTGATGGTATTAATAATGGAATATTTGAATCTGGTGCTACTACTGATAGTGGAAATACAGCATCTGAAGATTTACTTACTTTACATCTAACGCCTGGTAAGGCATATGTTGCTGGTTATGAAATAGAAAAAAGTCACCCAACATTTATAGATATTAGAAAACCAAGAACAACTGATAATGTTGATAACGCAATCACACCAGTTGAAGTTGGTAATACAATCGTAGTAGAAAATACATTTGGTTCTCCAGACATATCTCCAGAAACGCCTGGTTCTATTGATGAACCATTTATGGAAGTTTCACTTCACGATAATTTTACAGCATCTAAAGTAACTGGAACAACTGGCGGGCCAGGAAGAGGAATAGAAACAGATAGTATTTTAACAGAAGACGGTGGAAAAATTGGTGTTGCAAGAGTAAGAAGTTTTGATACAGCTGCAAATAATTCCACAGTAACTGACTTTTTATCAAATAGTGCAGATAATGATTCAACATTTAATCTTGGATTATTTGATATTAAAATGTTTACAGAGATTGATTTTAGTGGAGTAGTAACTTCATCTGAATTTGCTGCTGGGGCAAAAATAACTGGTGCAAATTCTGGTGCAACTGGATTTGTTCACTCTGTTAGTTCAGATGCAGTTTATCTTACAAATGTAAATGGTATATTCTCAAGTGGTGAAAAAGTAAAATCAAGTGCATCAACTCAATCAGATGAATTAGTACACGAAAATGGTACAACAACAGATTTAACAATTAGTGCAATAGAGTCATTTGACATTAGTCAAGTAAGACAAGTCTTTATGAATGATGATGATTCAAATCAAGCAAACTTTAGTGCTGATTGTACTATGCAAAGTAGATTCAGTCTTACTGGTACAGTATCACTTACAAGAAACACAAATACTTTAGTTGGACAAAACACTTTATTTAATACTGAATTAAAAGCTGGTGATGTTTTAGAAGTTCCAACTGGTGCTGCTAGTGCAACAGAAAAAATTGTTATTGAAAGTGTAACAAATAATACTTCTGCAACTTATTTCTGTATTCAAGGTGGTGCAGTTGTAAACACATCTAATACTACTCGTTCTAGTGGTACTGCAACATTTACTGCAACTGGAGCGTTCACTGCAACTACTGGTTCAGTATTAAGTGGTTCTGGAAGTAGAACTGTTGTATTTAAAGACCACGCAATTAACGGATATAATGGTAAAGCAACTATTACATATGCATCAAATAATACAGCTACATATCCAGTAAACTCTGGTATTACAACTCCAGATACTGCTGGTACTGGTAATTCAGATATAGTTTTAATCTCTAGTAATGTAACAAGTGTTGGTGCAATTAGAACAAGAACAAAAATTAATGATGTAAACAAAAATATTCTTTTAAGAAAAACAGTTAAGAAATATGCAAAAACAATGTTGACTACGGACAACAATGGTGTATCACAAACTTCTTATACATTTAAGAAACAATTTATTGTTACATCAAATGCATCTGGACAGATAGTAATAACTGCTGGAACTAACGAAACATTTAATGCACTATCTAATACAAATTATGCAATTACTATTTTAGATGATGGTTCTGGTGGGTGTAATGATGGAGATATTATTGATATTGATGATATGACTTCTGCTGTATTGGCTGGTGATTCTAAAACTGCAACAATTACTGATACAACTGTTTTCGGAACATCTTCAGATTGTGTAGTTAAAGTGACTGCAACAATTTCAAAAACTACTGCACAACAAAAAAACAAAACAAACAATCCTGCTCATTTAGTTATTGTAGATAACAATGGTGTAGGTGGTGGTGTACAATATGGTACATCTGCACATCACAAAGAGATTTCTTTAGGTAGAACTGATGTATATAAAATAAGAGCAATATACGAATCTGCAAACGCATCTACCGACCCATTAGTTCCACAATTTACTGGAACAGTTTCAAGTGGAACATTTACTAAAGGTGAAAGAATAAAAGGTACAACTAGTGGTGCAATAGGTTCTCTTATTAACACAGGCCCAACTACTTTCTTTTATGTTTTATTATCTAATAAAAACTTTTCAGACGGTGAAACATTTACTGGTTTAACAAGTGGTGCAACTGGTACAACTACTGTTGTTACTGCTGGTGATACAGTAGTAACTAGTAATTATGTATTAGATGATGGTATGAGAGATTCATATTATGATATTTCTAGAATAATCAGAAAAACAAATGTTGATGTTCCTATTGGTAAATTATTAATTGTATGCGACCACTTTACTCACGGTACTGGTGATTTCTTCAATGTAGATTCATATTCAAACATAGATTATAAAGAAATTCCTACATACCTTGCAACAAGAGTAGACACAGAACAAAGACAACCTAGAGGTAGATTCTTATTACACGACTCAATAGATTTTAGACCTACTGTTGCAAATGATGATACAATATCTACTGTAACAACATCATCACAAAGTTTATCTACTGAAAGAGTAAATGATTATACATTTAACTTTGCACAAAGAAACTTCTCTGCAGCTGGTTCAATAGTTTCAAATATTCCACAAGACAATTCTAACTTTCAATATGATTTAGATTTTTATGTAGGTAGAACAGATAGTGTTTTCTTAACTAAAGATAAACAGTTTGTAGTTAAAGAAGGTTTAGATGTTGAAACAGAAATAACAGAACCACCTAAACCATTATCTGAAAATGAAGCTATGAAAATAGTTGATGTATTAATGCAACCTTATGTCAAAGAACCAGAACAAGATATATTTTTAAGAATACAAAAAAATAACAGATTTACAATGAGAGATATTGGTCGTTTAGAAAATAGAATAGAACGACTAGAAGATTATACAACTCTTAACTTATTAGAAGCAGAAACAGAAAACTTCCAAGTATTAGATGCAAACGGATTTGATAGATTTAAATCTGGTTTTGTTGTTGATAATTTTACTGGACATAAAACTGGTGATGTATCTCACCAAGATTATAGTTGTGCAATAGATTATGAAAACAGAACACTAAGACCAAAATACTCTATGAAGAATGTTGCACTTATAGAACAAAACGAAGATTCTACTGCAAGAGCAAATGATGGTTATTCTAAAATTGGTGACCAATGTATGCTACCATTTACTTCTGTTGAAACTGTTGGAAATAAGTTTGCAACTAGAGTAGAAAGTGCTCAAGCTGCATACTTCTTTGCTTGGGTTGGTGTATTAGAATTAGACCCATCTGGTGATGAATGGTTTGAAGTAAATAAACTTCCACAAATTGTAATTAACTTAGAGGGTAACTTTGACCAGATATTACAAGCCGCTGGTGGTGAAGATGCATTAGGTACTATATGGAATGCTTGGGAAACTATTTCATCTGGTGTTATCGGACAAACTAGTAATGGTTGGGGACGAGGTGGTCTTTGGGAATTAGTTTTAACAGACCAAGTTAGAAATGGTACAAGAACTTTTGTAACTGAAGTTAATGACCATAAACCTATCGGTAATGAATTAATTAGACAAGATGTAGTTCCATTTATTCGTTCTAGAAATGTTACATTTAGAGCATCTAAAATGAAACCTAAAACAAGAGTTTATCCTTTCTTTGATAGACAATATATTGGTGATTTCTGTGTTCCAGATGGTGGTAAGCCTGGTGGAACATTAACAACAATCACTTTACCAGAAACTCCAAACTGGACTGCCATAGGTAAAATTAGATTTGGTTACGATAATAACGATACTGCACACGATTATGTTGCAAAAATTATGAGTTCTGATTCTGAATATGGATTTAATACAGTAGGACAGTTCTCATTACATACAACAATAAACATCTCAAGAAATAGTAATGCATTTTATACTTATGACTTTACAACTGCAGCTGAGGGTGTAGTTGGCCCTAACATTCAAGGTGAAAAGTTTTGGAGAATTCAGATTGAAAGAGCAGAAGACCCTATTCATACTTGTGCTGGACATAGATTATATGGTGTAGAATTTTTCAATGCAGATGCAACAACTAATATTGATTTAACACAATTCTGTTCTGTTGTACAATTCCAGAATTTAACAAATCCAAGTGCAACTATTGACGGAATAGTACCACCAGTTGGTGCAGAAACTCCAGGCACTCCTAGAGATTCTGTTCTTCAGATTACATATAATTTATTTACTGGAACAAGAACACAGACTCCAGAAAGTGGAACTGTACAAAAACTATTACCGCCAGGTGAAGATGGTAATAATTTCATAACAGGCCCTACTGGTTCAATAAGTGGTGTCTTTAGTATTCCAGACCCTAACGCTCCAGGCAACCCAGCATTTAAAACTGGTGAAAGACAATTCAGATTAACATCTTCTAGAATTAATGAAGCAGATGATGTCAATTTAGAAGGTGTAGAAACATATGCAGAGGGTATCTATACTGCAAGAGGTTTCTTAAACACTATTGAAGAAACTGTTACAAGAACAAGAAACGGACAATTATTCCAAGAGGAAGTTTTTGAATCAAGAAGTTTCCAACATAGAGGTAGAACTTTAATACAGCCTTGGGATCCGCTTGCACAATCATTTATTGTTGATAGTGTTGGTGGTGAGTTTATTACAAAAGTAGATTTATATTTCCAAGAAAAAGATGAAAGAGTTCCAGTAACTGTTCAAATCAGAGAAATGAGAGATGGTTATCCAACTGAGAAATTATTACCACTTGCATCTAAAACACTAGAGTCTTCTGAAATATTATTATCAGATAACGCAACTACTGCTACAACATTTGAATTTGAATCACCAATTTATGTTGCAGACCATAGTGAATATGCATTGGTTGTGAAAACAGATTCAAGAGATTATAAACTTTGGATTTCTAAATTAGGTGATGCAGATATTGATACTGGAACGATTGTTAATGACCAACCATATCTTGGTGTGTTATTTAAATCTCAAAACAATAGAACTTGGAACGCATATCAAGATGAAGATATTAAGTTCTCACTTTATCGTGCAAAATTTGATACAAGTAAAACATCAAATCTAGTATTAACAAATGATTCAGTAGAAACTAGAACATTAAAACAAAATTCATTAGAATCACTTGCAAGTTCTGGTGTAGTAAAAGTTACACATAGAAACCACCATATGTATGCAACAACAAATAATGTTGCAATTAGTGGTGTATCGTCTGGAGTTTCAACTACTCTTAACGGTGCTTTTGGTGCCTCTGATACTTCACTAACATTAACTAGTAATACTGGTTTCCCAGGCAGTGGTTCAGTAAGATTAAAAATTACAGTTCCAAGAGATTCAACTACTGGTGATATTAGAGAAGATGAAATCTTTAGTGGTACTATTTCTGGTTCTTCTGTAACCAGTATAACAAGACCTACTGGTGCGATTGCACATAGTTCTGGTGCTGGTATAGAATTATATGAAGTAGATGGAATACCATTAGACCAAATTAATAGAACTCATACATCAGTCGGAAATGTAGGAATTGATTCGTATACAATTACAACTGCAAATACACTTGCAACCCAGACTGCAACTGCAACAACAGCTTCAAATGCAACCTCTGGTATTAAATTTGGTGATTCAACAACTGTTGTAACTGAAAATGCAATGATGGATGTTATGAAACCACTTGTAAGTAATGTTGAATATCCAAATACAAAAATTACTGCAAATATTAGAACAACAACTGCAACATCTGTTGACGGTACACAAACATCATTTAATTTACAATCTACTAGTGCATCTAGACCAATAGTATTAGGTAGAAACTATTATTTTGATGTACCAAGAATGATTACATCAACAATTAATGAAACAAACGAATTGAATTCATCTAAATCATTCTTCTTAACTTTAACTATGTCTTCAGAGTTTGATAACTTAACACCAGTTATTGATTTAGATAGAGCATCTATTGCAACTATAACTCATAGACTTAACAATGTTCAAAGTTCATCAGATGTTTATCCAACTACATTATATGTTCCAGCAACTGAACCAGAGGGTGATAGTTTAGAAGCAATATATCTAACACGACAAGTTCAAATGAAGAGTGCAGCCAATCAGATTAATGTAAAATTTGATGCAGTCAGACCAGCAACATCAACTATTGATGTAATGTTTAAAACATTAAGAACTGATGATTCATCAGACTTTAATGATGTTGGTTATACTTTCTTTAATACAAATGGACAACCAGATATTACTACTAACTCATCTACTACAAGAGATGACTTTATAGAACACGAATATTCTGCGAAAGACCTTGCAGACTTTAATGCGTTCCAAATCAAAATAAGAATGAGAGGAACAGATTCAACTAATCCACCAATTATAAAAAGATTAAGGGTTGTTGCAACTGGATAGAATATGTCAGAAATATCAGAATTAAAAGTAAAGGATAAAGACCATTTAGTAAGAGATACTTACTCTGGTGCAATATTAAATACAGATGAAAGTGCATTTAATAAAATTAGAAAAAGAAGAATGGAAGCACAAAGACAAAGAGATGAATTAAGAAACGCAGTTCGTGAGATAAATACTATTAAGTCAGAAATGCACGAAATGAAAAGTATGATGAAACAAATGTTAGAGAAGAGCAATGGCAGATAGAAGCGTATTAGCATCAAATTCGTTTGAAACTTTTAGAACGACATTTAACTCAACTGCGAGTGATGTTGGTGATATCGCAAACTTACTAGCTGCAACTGGTACTATTGCATCTTCAACAGATGTAGTAGAAGCGATAGTAGCACTAAATGCTGTTGCCTTTGATGCAACTGCAAATATTTCTTTTAGTGGTAATAATACATTTTCTGGTAGTAGCACTTTTGCTGGTGTAACATTAAGTTCTGGTGCATTAACATTTGCTGATGGGACTTCACAATCAACAGCTGCAACAACACAAGGGTTTGCGATTGCAGTCGCAGTTGCACTTGGATAAATAAAGAGAGACACAAATGGCAAATAATTTTAAAAATTCATTCGTAAGTGTAAGTTCTGCTGGAGAATATTATCAGTCAACTGCAACCGATTCTTTAACAGGCCCACAAACAGTTTATACTGCAAACAATGGTTCTGGAGTAAATTCAATTCTTATTGAATTAGATGCAGCCAATACTGGTAATACTGCAATAACAGCAACTGCATATCTTCAAGACACTAGTGCAACACTAGGTACAATTTCAAGTGTGGTATCATTAAGTGATGTTGCAACAGTAACTTGTGGTACTGCACACGGATTACAAACTGGTATGTATGTTAATGTAACTGGTTCTACAACAAACTATGTTAATGGAATTTACAAGATTACAAGAACTGGTGCAACTACATTTACATACGCACAAAATTCAAGTGCATCAAATGGAACTGCAGCTGGTACGATAGTAATCTACAAAGCATTTCATATTGTAAAAGATGCACCTATTCCACCACAATCAACTCTTAAAATTGTGTCTGGACAAAAGGTTGTTTTAAATAGTGACGATAAAGTATTAGTATATGGAAGTGCAGCTACATTAGATGTTGTTGCATCAATTCTTGAAGATGTAACTTAATGGAGTTTGTAAATGGCATATATAGGTAGTTCATTTTTAAATATTCCAGCAAACACATTTGCAAAAGAAGACTTTGTAGGTTCTGATACTGGTACAAATAATAGTATTGCAAATTCACTTGTTCTTTCAAGAGAGATTCCTGGCTTAAATGCATCAAATGTAGAAGTGTTTGTAAATAATATTAGACAAGAACCAGATGTTGCATATTTTATCAAAGATGATGCAAACGGTGTTCCAAAGATTTTAGAATTTTCTGAAGCATTAGCTGGAAGTGATGAAGTTTATATCATTCATAAAGGTTTAGGGCCTGGTACAGAAAAAACTGCAATTGCAGCTGGTTCTATTACTGCATCTCTTTTAGACGATACTTTAAAAACATTTACACTAGATACATTTACTGGTGATAATTCAACAACTGCATTTGTCACATCATCAACAATTTCAGCTGCAAGTGCGTTATTAGTAACGATTGATGGTATTGTTCAAAAACCATCAACAAACTATTCTACTTCTGGTGCAACTGTTACATTTACATCTGCCCCAGCTGCATCTGCTGAAATAGAAGTTAGAGATTTAGGAATTAAAACATCAGTAAGAAGAGGAACTGGTTTTAATTTAGACACACTTACTGTAAGTGGCAGTTCAACAACCACTATGACATTATCACACGAAGTTTTAGTGAATGATGTATTTATTTTTATCAATGGAGTTTGTCAAATTCCAACATCTGCTTATTCTGTAAGTGGTACAACCGTAACATTTGCATCTGCATTATCTGACGGTGATGTTGTAGTTGCAAGATACCAGAGATAAATATGCCATTAACAACTATCAAATCATCAAACATAAAAGACGCTGAAGTAAAAAATGCAGACATTAGTCCAACTGCTGGTATTGCAGAATCTAAAGTTGCTGGATTAGATGCAGCTCAAATTAGTACAAACGCATTTAATATTGGTGTCTTAGGTTTTAAGATGGCAGTAAGTGAAGGACTTACTGTTTTCAATTTAATTGATGGTATTGTTGATGAATTCAACAATGAAAGTGGTATAGACACATCAGAAAATGCAACTTCAAAATATGATGCTAGTTCCGATTTTTATTCAAATTTAGACGGCCCTACTCCTATTCCTACACCTCAAGCAACTCTAACAAGATTAACATCAACTGGGCCTGGTACATTTTCAAATGAACCAACTACAACTGTCGTTAAAGTTTTTGCAATCGGTGGTGGTGGCGCTGGTGGTGGCGGTGGAATGGGTGTTGGTGGAGGTGCCGGCGGCGGTGCTGGTGGTGTTGTTTTAGATGCTGATGTTCCAGTAACTGGTGGTGCTAGTGTTGCAGTAAATGTTGGTGCTGGTGGTGAAGGTAGATTTCATCCTTGGCACCCATCTTATCCAACAGCAATACAACCATATTTTCCTGGCGATGCTCCAACTATCTTTCCCCTTTCAATAGCAACCCCAGATAATCCAGCAGGAAGAAACTCACGACCAGGCGATGATTCAACTTTTGGCCCAACAATTACGGCAGAGGGTGGTGGTTCTGGTGGCCATGCATATACTATTAACGAATCTGGGTCTGACCAAGATTTTCCTGGCCAAGAAGTAACAGACGGATTGCCTGGTGGTTCTGGTGGAGGTGGTGGTTACGAAGAAGGTACAGTAGGTGAAGGTGAAACTGGAGAAAATAGACATCCTGCTGGAGATTTAACACAACAAGGATTTGACGGTGGTATCTGTTATGCTTCTGGGCCAGGTTATGCTGGTGGAGGAGGCGGTGGTGCTGGTGAACAAGGTAATGCTGCTAGTGGTGCAAACGCTGGTGCTGGTGGTGATGGTATTGCAGTAGGGCCTCCTAATCCACAATTAAATTGGTTTCCTGCTGGTTATGGTCATTCAGATGGTAAAGTTGGTGGCGGTGGTTCTGGTGGTAGATATGCTCCAGGCGGTGAAACAGAAGGTGGTGAAGGTGGTGGTGGTGATGGAAACCACAATCCACAGAGCACACATACTTTAGCAGCTGATACTGGATATGCTGGTGTTGTAAACACTGGTAGTGGAGGTGGTTCACACGGTGGTGGGCCAGGTGGCTCAGGCCCCTCTTATTATAATATTCCAGGCGGTGATGGTGGTAGTGGACAAATAGTCGTATTGGAAATGGAAGCATTAACTACATCCACAAGTAGCACATTAGTATCAGATACATTTACTGCAAACTCAACACCAACTAAAGCAAGAATAGTTTTATTTGCAGAAATAAGTGATGATTTAAATACAGATGTGTCAGTTTCTGCAACCAGAGATAACACTAACTACGATGCAATCACATTAACAGATACTGGTTATGTAAGTGGTAGTAGTGGTACAAAAGTATATTCTGGTTCTACTACATTAACTGGAGCTGCACCTGGCCAACCTCAAGTACAAGTCCGTTGGAAAATTGTTGGAAGTAATCAAACTGCTGAAAATAAAATACACGGTGTTGCGTTGCAGTGGAAATAAATTATGCCAAATCCCTTAACTGGTTTAACTCAGATAAAATCAACTGACATCACAGATGGAACTATCACTGATGCAGACATATCACCTAGTGCAAGTATCACATCTACAAAAACTGAAATTGATACCGATTTAGCAGACACAAATACACCTTTCAATATTGGTGTATTAGGATTTAAACACGCAGTCAATGAAGGTTTGACAATATTTAATTTAGTAGATGGTATTGTTGATGAGTTTAATAGTGAAGGTGGTATAGATACTTCAGAAAATTCAAACGCAGTATATAATTCTTCTTCAGATTTTTATGCAAATACAAATCCAAATCAACCTTTACCCTCTCCATCAATACAAAGAACATCTATTACTGATACTGGTTCTGGAACTTACTCAGTAGAACCTACAACATCAGCAGTTGATATTTTAGTTATTGGAGGAGGTGGTTCTGGTGGTGCTGGTGGATATAATAATACTGCTGGTGGTGGTGGAGGTGCTGGTGGTTTAATATTTTATGAAGATTATCCAGTAACTGGTGGAACAAGTATTCCAGTATCAGTAGGTGCTGGTGGTAGAAGTGCTGGAGGAGGTGGCCCTCTTGGAGTTGCATCATCTGGTTATGAACCATTTCAACCACAAAGATTTACTTGGGCTTACGACCCAATGCCAGAGACTCCCGTTCAACAACTTTATTCGCCAGGCGAAAAAGGTACAGATTCAGTTTTTGGTTCAGCTCCAGCGTTAGTTCTAACTGCTGAGGGTGGTGGTGCTGGTGGTGGATATTATCACGAAGGTTATGTTGGAAGTTTAGAACACACACAAATACAAGGTGGTAGTGCTGGTGGAACTGGTTCTATAAATAATGCCCCAGTAGTTCCAGCTGCTGAACACGCATCAACTCAAACAACAAATCATCCAGTTCCTGGCTTGTCAAACGACCCTTTACCAGGCACACCAATAAATGCACGAGGTTCTTTTGGAAATGCTGGTGGATTAGGTTTTCATACTGGCCCACAGAGTCAACTTGCAAACTCTGGTGGCGGTGGAGGAGCAGGAGCAGAAGGTGGAGATGTAACATCACCTCAAGGACAAAGAGGTGGTTCTGGTGGTATAGGTTTAAATTATAATATTGCAGATGGTTCAACACCAGTAGGTTATGCTGGCGGCGGTGGTGGAGGTGGTGCTGATACTGCACCTCCTAGTGAAAGTGTTCCTTATGGTGGTGGAGTAGGACAAGTAACAACTAATCAAGCATCTGCACCTTGGGCTCCAACATCAAGTCCATATAGTCCTTTCGTTACAGGCACAGAGGGTTTCTTTGGAACTGATGCAGTTGTAAATACTGGTGGTGGTTCTGGTGGTGGTCATATGGAAGGCCCTGCTCCGGCAAGCACTGGTGTAAGTGGTATTGCTGGTTCTGGTATTATTGTTGTTGCAGAAAGTAAAGGTGATATTGCTAACTCTAGTATGACTTTAATATCTGATACATTTACTGCAAGTTCAACACCAAGTAAAGCAAGACTTGTATTGTTTGCAGAAATAGGAGATGATTTAAATACCGATATCAACGCATCAGTAACAAGAGATAATACAACATTTAATGCAGTCACACTAACAGACGAAGGGTTTCAAGCAGGAAGTTCTGGTATAAAAATATTTACTGGTAGTACACCTTTAACTGGTACTGCAAGTCCTCAAGTACAACTTAGATGGAAAATTGTTGGAAGTAACCAAGTTAATACAAATAAAATTCACGGTGTAGCCCTCCAGTGGGCATAGAATATATATTATTATGAAGATATTTAAACAGAAATACAAAACCCCATCAAAAGAAGAATTTCCTCCAATCATAAGTTATCACGATAAAAGATATAATGGTACAATGGTTGATGAACAAGGTCGTTTCTATACAGTAGAAGATGAAACACAAAGATTGTTTCGTTGGGAACGAATGATTCGTAAAAAAGAAAGACAAAAAGAACAAATTAAAACTTGGATTGCAATCAAAGAAGGAACATATCATAAAAAAAATTATTATATGAGTAATAATACTAATAAACAACATTTTCACTGGAATAAAATGCCTAAACCTAAAACTGGTGGTAGACTATCTAGAAAATTAGATGGTGGTTGGGTAGAAGAATATAAACCAGTAAAATCTACACGATTACATAAATGGTTAGAAAATGCAAAAGAGGGAAAAGTTTTTAATGGACAAAAACACAGAACAAAACAATGGTTAATAAAACCAACTAGTGCAGATGTTGACCAAATTAAAAACCCTATTGACATTGAAAAAAAATAGTGTATAATTATTAAAAGGTGAAAAATTATGAATACATTTACAGACTCAGAGATTGATACTCTGGAACTTCCTAAAAAAGAGGAAGAAAAAAAAGAAGAACCCCAAGAAAAAAATATTGTTGAACCAGATGATAAAAATATTGTCAAACTGGTAGGTAATAAAAATATAGTTTCTATATTAACATCACAGTTTTTTGCAGAAAAAGAATGTGATGCAATAGTAAAAGAAACAGTTAAAGAATTATGGGTTGATAGTTCATTAAAAGGTGTGAGAAAAGCAACACAACAATCTTTACCTATGAACGATAAAGGTTGGCCCTATACTAAAGTGTTAGAACTTGCACAACAAGCTAATGATAAAAATTTTAAAATGCAACTTGCTGGTTTTTATCAAGCAGACAATCCACAAATAGTTTGTTATAAGAACAAAAACTTCTATAATTATCATTTAGACATTGGAAACAATGCACCATTTAGAAAATTAACTTTTATTATTCAATTATCTGACACCAAAGATTATGATGGTGGACATATTGAATTAATGAATATGACTACGGATAATAAATTATTTAGACAAAAAGGTCAAATAATTATATTCCCATCTTTTGTTCCTTGGCGTGTTACTAAAGTTACAAAGGGTGTAAGAAATTGTATTGAGGGTTGGTTACACGGCCCAAGTTATGTATGACATTTAATAAACTCGCACAAGAAGTACCATTAAATAATAGGGGAAAGATAACATCTGAGATATGGTTTCCTACACTATTTCATTTTAAAGATATTTTAAATTATGAAGAAAGAAATAAAAAATGGTTAAAACATATTTTTAAATGGAGAGATGACGACAATAGGGGTATTGTTCGTTCTAACTCAAGAGGTTGGCATAGTGCAGTAGATATGCATATGCGAGAGGAATATGAAGATTTAGGAAAAGAAGCACTTAAAATAGGTTTGAGAATACAAGAAATAATGGATTTAAATCCAGACACAGAACCAGTCATTGATAATATGTGGGCAAATGTTTCTCAGTTTGGTGCTCATAATCGTAATCATACTCACCCAGGCTCACATTTTAGTTTTGTTTACTATTTACAATCTCCAGAAAAGTGTGGACAAATATGGTTTTCTGACCCTAGAGCACAAGCAATCGCAGTTCAATTACCTTACAATCCAAAAAAACTAAGAAAAAGAGAAACACTTAATGAAGTATATTGGGCTCCAGTTCCAGGCAGATTAATTATGTTTCCATCTTGGGCAGTACACGAAGTAGAACCTAATTTATCAGAACTAAAAGGTAAAAAAGGTCTAAGAGTAAGTGTTTCTGGTAATTTATCTTTTCACATAAAAAAAGGTCTTAAATTTAAAGACGAAAGAGAAGGACACGATGCGAAAGGTTTTCTTACTATGAAGGGTGCTGAAAAACGAACATAATCTCTTTTTATTATAAATAGTTATAAAAAGGATTAGTTATGGCAGTACCTACTTCAAAGTCAACATTTAAAGAATATTGTTTAAGAGCATTAGGTAAAGGTGTCATTGATATCAATATATCTGATGACCAATTAGATGATAGAGTAGATGAAGCTTTACAATATTTTTCAAAATACCACTATGATGGTATTGAAAGAGTATATTTAAAACATCAACTGACAACCACTGAAATTACAAGAATGAGAAGTAATGAAAGTGCAGTTACAGCAACTGATAAGGTTGATAGTTCAATTACAGCAGACTTCTTACAACAAGAAAATTATTTACCTATTCCAGATAGTGTATTATCAGTTGTAAAAGTATACCCAGTAACAGATAAATTAACTCAAAATTTATTTGATGTTCGTTATCAATTAAGACTAAATGATTTATATGATTTCAGTTCAACTTCAATAATTCACTATGAAATGACAATGAGGCATCTAGATTTTCTAGACCACATTCTTACTGGTGAATATCCAATAGATTTTAAAGAACATCAAAACAGATTATACATTCACGCAGATATGGAAAAAGATTTCAATAACGGTGATTTTCTTTTAATTGAATGTTATAGAAAATTAGACCCAGCAGTATACACAGATGTATTTGATGATATGTATTTAAAAAGATATGCAACTGCATTAATTAAAAAACAATGGGGTTCTAACCTATCAAAATTTAATGGTGTTCAAATGTTAGGTGGAGTTACTATGAACGGTGAAGCAATCTATCAACAAGCGTTAGATGAAATCACTAAGTTAGAAGAAGAAATGAAACTAGGATTTGAGTTACCAATAAATTATATGGTAGGATAAGTTATGGCAGTCAACAAATTTTTTCACGACAGTAATAAAACTTCTATATCTGCCGAGAGAAACTTATATAAAAATCTAATCAAAGAAGCTATCCAGATTCACGGACACGATGTCTATTATGTAAATAGAACATTTGTAAATGAAGATACTTTATTTGGTGAAGATACATCTTCAACTTTTTCTGAATCACAACTTATAGAAATGTATGTAGAAAATGCAGAGGGTGGTCTTGAGGGTGAGAAAGAATTAGTATCAAAGTTTGGTTTAGATATCAAAGATGAAGTTACTTTTGTCGTAAGTAAAGAAAGATTTCAAGACATAACAAAACAAGTTGTTTTAGAGTCTGGTACTACTGAAACTTTTGGTGCAGTATTATTAGAAGATGAAACAACCACAAGTGAAAGTGCATATCTTGTAAATGAAGATGAATCTACTGATGCAGATAGACCTTTAGAGGGTGATTTAGTTTTTCATCCTATTATTAATAAAATGTTTGAAATCAGTTTTGTTGACCACGATGAACCTTTCTTTCAATTAGATAACAATCCAGTCTATAAATTAAAATGTAGATTATTTGAATATGGTAGTGAGGGTCTTGATACTGGTGTAAGTGCGATTGACCAAATAGAAACTGATAGTAGTTTAGATGCACTTTCATATCAATTCACATTAGAACAAACTGGAACATACACAGAAGAAATTTCATTAGAAGATAATGATTTATTATTATTAGATAGAACAGATGGTAGTGATTCTGATGCTGGTGATAATTTAATTTCTGAAACACAGTTTGGTGCGAGTTCTATACTACTTGAAACTGCTGATACTTATTACATTACAGTTAAAGATGAAACTGGTGCGTTTGAATTAGACGAAGTTATCACTGGTGCAAACGGTGGACAGGCTTATATTAAGTTAATAAATAGTAACACATTACACTTTGAATATATAACTGGAACATTTGCAAAAGATGAAGTTATTACTGGTAGAAACAATGGGTTTACTGCAACAATAACTGAAATGAAAGAAGAAAATCATTATCTAATTAATGAAGAATATAATGTAGATACTATTGATGAAAAATCTCAGATTGAAGATTTTGAAAACTTAGATAATACAATATTAGACTTTAGTGAATCAAATCCATTTGGTGACGCTGGGAAGGAAACATAATGTTAGGACAACAATTTTATCACGAAACGATTAGAAAAATCATAGTATCATTTGGTACTATTTTTAATAATATTCAAATTATCAGAAAGAATAGTTCTGGTAATATTACACAATCTATGAAAGTTCCATTAGCATATGGGCCTAAACAAAAGTTCCTTACAAGAATTAGAGAAGATGCAAGTATTAGTAAAACAACTGCGATTACTTTACCTAGAATTGCATTTGAGATACAAACACTTTCTTACGATACAACTAGAAAATTAAATCGTGTTACAAAGATTAGAAAAACAAGTGCAAAAGGTTCTTCTAAATTAGAAACACAATATATGCCTGTACCTTATAATGTTGATTTACAATTATTTGTTATGGCAAAAAGTGGTGATGATGCACTACAAATTATAGAACAGATATTACCTTTTTTTCAACCAGAATATACAATCACAGTCAATGATAATTTAGATATGAAACAAAAAAGAGATGTACCTATTGTATTGACTGGTATAGATTACGAAGATAATTACGAGGGTGATTTCACAACAAGACGAGCAATCATTTATACATTATCTTTTACTGCAAAATTTTATTTGTATGGGCCTGTTACTTCACAGTCTGTTATCAAATCAGTTCAAGTTGACCAGTTTACAGATTTACCAGACAAATCACCTAAGAGAGAACAAAGATATAGTGTCACACCAGAACCAGTATCTGCTGATTTTGATGATAACTTTGGATTTAATGAAACAACATCTTTTTTCCAAGATGCAAAAGAGTTTAATCCAAAAACTGGTAGTGATGAATAAATAAAAGTAGGAGAATAAAGTGGCAATAAGAACATTACCAAGTAGAGCTATTGCAGATGCATCAATACAGGCTGTTGATATTGCAAACTCTAGTATATCAAAAACAAAAATAGATGCAGATACACGATTAGGTCTGCAAAACGATTCAATTATATTAGATGGAACAGATGGCGCTGGTGCAAACAAGGGCGACTTTTTATCATTAAATGGTACAGATGGTTCTAGTACAAATGCAGATGATAGAATACTTTTTGACGAAACTTTTATTGATAAAGTAAACTTATTTAACATAAACACATTGGGTTCAAGTGGACAAGCTCTTAAAGTTAATGATGCTGGTAGTGCATTTGAATTTGGTTCTGCTGGTACTAATGTTAAAATTGCAGAAACAGATGTTACAGGCAGTGTTTCTGAAGTAATATTTAATAATACAGTAATGACTGGTTATACTAGATTTAAAATCGTAGTTCATAATCTTACACTTTCAGGCACAGTTGATTTAAGAATGTCTGATTCACCAGATAATGGTTCAACTGTATCATTTACTAGTTCTTATGGTTCTCACTATTCACAGTTAGGTTCTGCATCTCACTCTCTGGGTGCTGCTACTGATACAAACTATTATGAATTTGCTGGTTGGAATTTTAAAGCAAATATAGGAAATTATTTTGAGATTGATTGTGTGAATTTTGGTAGGTCAGATACTAATGATTACAAAAAATATATAGTTAATTGGATTCATTATAATAACAATAATAATCATTATGGTATTATAAATTACTTTACAAGTTCATTAGCATCTGCAATGAATTGGATAAGGTTTTATCCAGCAAGTGGTACAATAGATGAGGGAAAATTTATTGTTTATGGTGTAAATGAATAATGTCAAAAGTAAATAATATTCTAGATGAAACATTGATAGGTGAACAAATTATGAAGGTTGAAGATAAACCAAAAACTGTTGTCAAAACAAATAATGAAGGTAATGATTTTGAATATCAAAGACAAAATTTTTATTCATTAGTTGAAAAAGGACAAGATGCAATAGAGGGTATATTAGACCTTGCAAGAGAAAGTGAACATCCAAGAACATATGAAGTTGCTGGACAACTCATAAAAAATGTTGCAGAGGTCACAGAGAAACTTGGTGATTTACATTTGAAGATGCAAAAGTTGAAAGAATTACCAGACAAAGGGCCGAAGAATGTAACTAATGCATTGTTTGTTGGTTCTACAACAGAACTACAAAAAATGTTAAAAAATAACAAGTAGGTAAAATGTCTGATACTAAAGTAAACAGCAATATGATTGAAGAATCTGGTAAAGTTAGTTCTGGACAGATTCAACCTAATTCAATTTCAACTGCTGATATATCAAATGCAACAATCACCAATAGTGATATTTCTCCATCAGCTGCAATCGCATTAAATAAATTTAGTTTGCCTGGAAGTTCATCAGATTTTTTAAAAGGTGATGGAAGTTTTGGTACTGTTGATTTAAGTGCAGTAGGTACTAATGCATTTAATGTTGGTGTGTTAGGTTTTAAACTCGCAGTCAATGAAGGACTCACTATTTTTAATCTTGTTGATGGTATCGTAGACGAATTTAATAGTGAAGGTGGTATTGATACTGGCGAAAACTCAAACGCATCTTACGAATCAGCATCAGATTTTTATCAAAATTTATCACCAACGCCTGGTGTTGCAATGCATCTTGGTGTAGATGCAGTTACATTTGAAAACCCAGAACACGCACCATTAATTACATACACTTCTCAAGAAGCTACATTCGGTGCATTTGGAACTCAAGGTAGTATAACATTTCCCACATTAACAACTTCAATAGAAGCAACTATGGTTGGTGCTGGTGCTGGAAACAATGCCGCTGGTTCTGGAGGTTCTGGTGGTAGTGTACAAGGTACAATAGCAAGTCCATCAATCGCTGGTGCTACTTGGGATTATGTTGTAGGTGAAGGAGGAGCTGGCCCACAATACAGTACCCCCCAATATCCAAGTTCAGATATAGGTGCTACTGGTGGTTATGGTGGTGGTGCTTATGGTTCTACTGGTGGAAGTGGTGGTTTTACTGGTATATTTGATAGTGAAGTCACAATCATAGAGGGTGGTACATATAATGAAACTGGAAATTATCATACACCAGGCACACCTAATAATTATCCATTTGAAGGGCCAGGTTTTTCAGATACAGTTTCTCCAACTAATGCTAGTGAAGCAGTTTTAATTGTAGGTTCTGGTGGTGCTGGTGAAAATTCAAACGGTGCTCCAGCAGCACAAGGTGGTGGTGGTGGATTTACTGCTGGAACTAATGGTTCTGGTGGGTTTAGTGTACCTACTGCTAGTTCTGGTGGTAGTAATGCATCTGGTGGGGGTGCAGACCAAGAAGCAAACGGACATTTAGGGGCATATCCTTTTGGTGAGGGTTCTGGATTTGGGCCAGCAGAGTGGACACAAGAGTCTCCACACCCAGATGCAATACATTTTCAAGGTGGTGGTATGGGTTATCCACCTTATCACTATGGTGGTGGTGGTTCTGGATATCACGGAGGTGGTGGTACATCTGACCCAGGCGGTTATACTGGTGGTGCTGGTGGAGGTGCTGGATACTCTAATCCTACATATGTTGCAACTCCATCTTTAGAATATGAAGCAGCAGTTGGTAGTGCATCAAATCCTACTCCATTAAGTGTATTTGACGAAGCACCATATTATACTGGATTGCCTTCACCAAGACAAGCACTTTTTGCTGATGGAGCTAGAGGTGAAGGGTCAACTAGTGGTAGAACAAATGCTGGTGGTGATGGTGGTATTCTTTTAGTTTTTGATGCTGGTTCAAGTGCAACAAGTATGACTTTAGTATCAGATACATTTACTGCGAGTGCGACACCATCTACTTCAAGAGTTGTGTTGTTTGCAGAAATAGCAGATGATTTAAATACTGATGTTGCAATATCAGTAACAAGAGATAATACAACATACAATTCAGTATCATTAACTGATACTGGGTATGTAAGTGGTTCAAGTGGTATTAAAATATATACTGGTAGTACACCTTTAACTGGAAGTGCTAGTCCACAAGTTCAGATGAGGTGGAAAGTTGTTGGGTCATCACTTACTGGTACAAATAAAATTCACGGAGTTGCACTACAATGGGCATAACAAAGTTAGAGAATCAAAATTTAAGTAATGACGCTATTGGAAGTGGTGAAATAAATACTGGTTCAGTTGATAGCTCTAAGATAGGTGCAGAAGTAAAAAACGAAAACATCTCTCCTAGTGCAAATATTTCAGCAACTAAGTTAGCACTACCTGGCCCACCATCACAATTTGTTCGTGGTGATGGTTCATTTGGTGCTATTGATACAGCTGGTATTGATGAAAATGCATTTAATGTTGGTGTGTTAGGTTTCAAGATGGCAGTTAATGATGGACTCACAATATTTAATTTAGTAGATGGTGTAGTAGACGAATTTCACGATAACACTGGTGTAGATACTGCTGAAAGTTCAAATGCAACATATGATGCAAGTGCAGATACATTTAGTAATTCAACAACTTCTATGACATTAATATCAGATACATTTACTGCAAATACAACACCAAGTACAGCAAGAATAGTTTTATTCGCAGAATTACCAGATGGAACTTCAGACTTTACAATAAGTGCTACTAGAGACAACTCAACATTTAATAACATAACATTAACTGATGAAGGTTATCAAGCTGGTTCAAGTGGTATCAAAATATTTTCTGGTAGCACATCTTTAACTGGTTCTTCAAGTCCTCAAGTTCAAGTTCGTTGGAAAATAGTAGGTTCTTCTTTGACTGGTACAAATAAAATACACGGAGTGTCTTTACAATGGGAATAACAAAAGTAAATAAAAATCTTATTGGTGATAGTGCATTAGATAGTAATAAAATTGCAGATGGTAGTATTGGTGCAGATGAGATATTAGACAATACCATTATCAATGCAGATGTATCACCACAAGCAAGTATTGCATTTTCAAAATTAAGTTTGCCTGGCAGTTCGTCAGATTTATTAAATGGTGCTGGTGGATTTCAAGTTGCAAATGTAGCACAAACAGATACAAATACTTTTAATATTGGTTTATTAGGGTTTAAGATGGCAGTCGCAGAAGGACTCACAATATTTAATTTAAAAGATGGTGTAGTAGATGAGTTTAATGATGAGAGTGGAATAGACACAGCAGAAAATTCTAATGTGACATATGATAGTTCTTCAGATTTTTACTCTGGTGGTACTGGTTTCAGTAGCGAGACTCCACCAACTCAAAATATATTTTCATTTACAGCAAATGGCCCTCACACATATACTGTTGAGTCTGGAGTTACGAGTGTTAATGTTTTAGTTGTTGGTGGTGGTGGAGGTGGAGGCTCTGGTGGTTATAATGCTGTTAAAGGTGGTGGTGCTGGTGCTGGTGGTTTAATCTACTATCCAAATTATCCAGTAACGCCTAGTGGTTCAGTTGCAGTAGTGGTTGGTGCTGGTGGAGAAGGTGCTGCGTATAATCCTCCATCGTCTGATTCAACACCTTATACACCAACTGCAAGACCAGATGGTCGTGTAGGAACTGGTGAATTTGGTGGTTATGAACACCCACAATATTCATACCCAATGGCACATACATATTATTCACCTGGCCAAACTGGTACAGATTCATCTTTTGGGCCTCTTATAGGTGAAGGTGGAGGTGCTGGTGGTGGTTATCTAACTTCTGGTTCGCATCCATATATGGGTGGTGTATCTGGTGAAACTTATCACGAAGGTGGAAGTGGTGGCGGAGGTGGTGGTGGGCCTGGGCCATATATGGGGCCTGGTGGAGAAGGTAAACAAGATGAAAATCATCCAATTCCATTGACTCCATCAATTTTACCAGTTAACTCGCCTGGAAGTTTTGGAAATGATGGTGGTATAAATCAACCAGATGCTGGAAGTGAACAAGCAACTGCTGGTGGTGGTGGCGCTGGTAGTGTTGGTGGAGATGGAGAAGGGACTATCGGTGGAGAAGGTGGTAATGGTTTACTTTATAATATTGCAGATGGTACTACATCAGTAGGTTATGCTGGTGGTGGTGCTGGTGCTGGTGTAGGCGAATTTCCAGAAGGTACTTCAGTACCTTTCGGTGGTGGAGATACATACCAAACCCCAATAGTACAACCAAATTGGTTTCCTGGCTTGCCTGGTGCTGTAAATAGTGGTGGTGGAGGAGCTGGTGCAAGAAATATTAATCCTTCCACTCCTGCTGGTGGTGCTCATGGTGGAGATGGTGGCCCTGGTGTTGTTATTGTTAAAGAAATACAAGGTAGTATATCAGATACATCAACAACCTTAATATCTGATACATTTACTGCAAGTTCTACTCCGACTAAAGCAAGAATAGTTGTTTTTGCAGAAATTAATAGTACATTAAATTCAGAATTAAGTGCATCTGCAACTAGAGATAATACAACTTTTAATGCGATAACTTTGACTGATAATGGATATGTGACTGGTTCATCTGGTGCAAAAATATTCACTGGTAGTACACCTTTGACTGGAACTGCAAGTCCTCAAGTTCAAGTTCGTTGGAAAATAGTTGGTGCTGGGTTATCTCACATTAATACTATTCACGGTGTTTCACTTCAATGGGCATAGAAAATCAATATCTAGGAAATCCTAATTTAAAAAAAGCATTTGTAAGTCAAGAGTTTACAAAAGAAAATATTCTTGAGTTTCAAAAATGTATGAACGACCCACAGTATTTTATAGAAACATATATTAAAATTGTATCATTAGACAAAGGTCTGATACCATTTGATATGTATCCTTTTCAAAAAGAAATGGTTGGTACATTTCACAACAATCGTTTTACAATCTGTAAACTACCCAGACAATCTGGTAAAACAACCACAATGGTTTCGTATATATTACATTATGTTTTGTTCAATCAAAATATGAATGTGGCAATACTTGCAAACAAAGCTGCAACTGCAAGAGATATTTTATCCAGATTACAACTTGCATATGAACATTTACCTAAATGGTTGCAACAAGGAATACTATCGTGGAACAAAGGTAGTTTAGAATTAGAGAATGGTTCACGCATAGTTGCAGCCTCAACATCATCAAGTGCAGTTCGTGGTGGTTCATACAATATGATATTTTTAGATGAGTTTGCGTTTGTACCTACAAATATTGCAGAAGAGTTTTTTAGTTCAGTTTATCCTACTATTTCATCTGGTCAATCTACAAAAGTTATTATTGTATCAACACCAAACGGTATGAATATGTATTATAAATTATGGACAGATGCAGAAACAAAAAAGAATACTTATGTACCCATAGAAGTTCATTGGTCTGAAGTTCCAGGCAGAGATGAAAAGTGGAAGAAAGAAACGATTGCAAATACAAGTGAATCACAATTTCAAAAAGAATTTGAGTGTGAGTTTTTAGGTTCTACAAATACATTAATAAATGCATCTATAATAAAAAATATTCCTTTAAGAACGCCTTTAACATCTAATGCTGGTCTTGATGTATATGAAAAACCTAAAAAAGGACACACATATGTTATTGTTGCAGATGTAGCTAGGGGTATTCAAGGAGATGCATCTGCGTTTACTGTTATGGATGTATCTCAATTACCATATAGATTAGTAGGTAAATATAAAAATAATGAAATAAAGCCTATGTTATTTCCAAACATTATCAAAGATGTTGCACTTGCATACAATCAAGCATTTGTATTAATAGAAGTAAATGACATTGGTGACCAAGTTGCAAATTCTTTACAATTTGACTTAGAGTATGATAATCTTATAATGGCAAGTATGAGAGGTCGTGCTGGTCAGATAGTTGGTGGTGGTTTTAGTGGTGGTAAATCACAACTTGGTGTGAGAACAACTAAGGCAGTCAAAAAAATTGGTTGTTCTAATCTAAAAACAATGGTAGAGTCTAATAAGATTATATTAGAAGATTATGATATAGTTGCAGAGATGTCTTCATTTGTTCTTCACGGACAGTCATATCAGGCAGAAGAAGGACACCACGATGATTTAATGATGTGTTGTGTATTATTTGCGTGGTTATCTGGTCAAACTTATTTTAAAGAACTTACTGATAGTGATGTTAGAGCTAAATTGTTTGCAGAAAGTCAAAATCAGTTAGAACAAGACCTTGCACCATTTGGATTCTTAGATAATGGTATTGATGACCCTATACCACAAATAGATGAATATGGTGAAAGATGGACTCCAGTTGTTAGGAAGTATGATACAAATTGGTAAATGCATCTTCATCAATTAAATCATTATCTTTTTTTAAAAAACAATTATGACAAACTATTACATTGTTGTCTATATGTTCTAATAACAATTTTCTAGTATCTTTTTTTAAACTTTTCTTTTTAGAATCTGCACGAATCTTTCTATCATCTGGATAAAATTTTAATACCACTATTTCAGACTCACCACAATATTTACAAGACTTATCTCTTAATTGTTCATTAATCCACTTATCTTTTAGTCTACGGTGTCTTCTTGCAACTTTTCGTATGGTATTACGGTATTTTTGATAATGTTCACTCATATTTATATTTAGACTTGGTATAAAAACAAACATACAAAAAACGATTTTTTATAAATATAGTTGTAGTAGATTAACTAAACTAATATAAGGAGTAGAAATATGGGATTTCAAGTTTCTCCAGGCGTAGAAGTCAAAGAAGTTGACCTAACGAATATCGTTCCTGCTGTTTCTACAACTATTGGTGCTGTTTGTGGCCCCTTTGAAAAAGGGCCAGTAAGTGAAATAACAAGTATCAGTTCAGAAAAACAACTCGTTGAAGTATTTGGTAAACCAAATGCAAACAATTTTGAGTATTTTTTCACAGCTGCAAACTTTTTACAGTATTCAAATTCACTAAGAGTTGTAAGAACTGAAAGTACATTGAAAAATGCATCTTCTGGTGGTTCTGGTATTTTAATCAGAAACACTTTGCATTATCAAGAGGCTTTCGCAGACGGACAAGGTACTCACGGTACTTGGTCAGCAAGAACGGCTGGTATTCACGCAAACGGAATTAAAATAGACATTTGTGATAAAAACAATTTTTCAGAAATGTCAAACAAACAAACTAATGATGCCAGTGCAAGTGCTGGTGATACAACAATTACAATGGATGCTATTGATGCTACTGATTTTGCAGTAGGTGAAGTTATAGAATTTTATTCAAACGCTGGTGGTACAGTTTTCGCTGTAGGACACGAAGCACAAAAATACGAAATTACAGCAGTAGATACATCTGGTGAAACAATTACAATCAGACAGTTAGATGACCCTGCTGCAAGTGGATTAATTGCAGATTTAGCAGACGATTCTTATATAAAAAGATACTGGAGATTTGCAGATTTATTTGATACTGCTCCAGGCACATCTGAATTTGCAACTGCAAGAGGTGTTCTTGATGATGAAATACACATAGTTGTATATGATTCATCTGGAAGACAAACTGGTTTTGATAACGATGTTGCTGGTGAGAGATTAAACTCTATACTAGAAACATTTGCTTTTGTATCAAAACACCCAGAAGCAACTACACCTCAAGGTAATTCAAATTATTATCCAGATGTAGTTTATAGGGATTCTAAATTTGTTTATTGGGGAGACCACCCAACTGCAGCTATTGATGCATCTGGTGACTGGGGTCAACCTCTTTCATCTGATTTATCAGTACAAGGTTCAAGTGCTTTTAATAAATTTACAACTGGTGTAGAAAATGTAGATAGGTCTACACTTGCAAATGGAACAGACGATTATGCTGTTACAGATGGTGAACAACTTACTGCATACGGAAGATTTGATGACGGTGAAGCAGTTGATGTAAATCTAATTATGGCTGCAAAAGCAAGTTCAACTCTTGCAACAAACTTAATCACTATTGTTGAGAAAAGAAAAGATGCATTAGTCTTTATTTCTCCAGAAAGAGCTGATGTTGTAGGTGCTGCCGATTCTAATACACAAACTACAAATGTCAAGAACTTTTTTGATTTACTTCCAAGTACATCATTTGCAGTTTTTGATAGTGGATACAAATACCAATATGATAGATTTAACGATGTATATCGTTATGTACCATTAAATGGTGATATCGCTGGTGTAACTGCATATACTGAATCTGTTGCAGATGCGTTTTTCTCACCTGCTGGTTTTACTAGAGGTCAAATTAGAGGTGCAGTTAAACTTGCATACGAACCTAATAAAGACCAAAGAGATACATTATATAAAGCAAGAATTAATCCAGTTAACTCATTTCCTGGCCAAGGTACTGTGTTATTTGGTGATAAGACTGCTCTTGCAAAACCAAGTGCGTTTGATAGAATTAATGTTAGAAGACTATTCATTATTCTTGAAAAAGCAATCGCTACTGCAGCTAAGTTCCAACTATTTGAGTTCAATGATGAATTCACAAGAGCTCAGTTTAAAAACTTAGTAGAACCTTTCTTGAGAGAAATTCAAGGACGAAGAGGTATTACTGACTTTAAAGTAGTTTCAGACGAATCTAATAACACTGGTGAAGTAATTGATAGAAACGAATTTATTGCTGACATTTTTGTCAAGCCAACAAGGTCTATCAACTTTATCACTCTTAACTTTGTCGCTGTAAGAACTGGTGTTGCGTTTACAGAGATAGGAGGGTAATTAGATGGCAAATATTAATGACTTTAAATCAAGACTTGCTGGTGGTGGTGCTCGTGCCAATCAGTTTAGGGTAATATTACCTCCCCCAGTCGGACAAGTAACTGCAGCTATCAATACTGAACAGTTTGCATTTCTGTGTAGGTCAGCATCTTTGCCTGGTCAAACACTTGCTGAAATTGCAATTCCATTCAGAGGTAGAACTCTTTATGTTGCTGGTGAAAGAACATTTGAAACTTGGACTACTTCTGTATTTAACGATACAGATTTTGGAGTTCGTAGAGAAGTTGAAAGATGGATGAACGGTATTAATGACTTAGTTAATAATACTGGTGCAACCAACCCAGCTGATTACAGAGTAGATATGATTGTTCAACAATTAGATAGAGATGATACAATTCTTCATCAATATGTACTTGAGGGTTGTTTTCCTCAATCATTAGGTGCAATAGAACTTGCATATGATACTAATGATGCTATTGAACAATTTGATATCATTTGGAGATATGACACATTCAGAGTCACGGGCATTAATTTATAACTCATAAATATAATAATATAAAGGAGTTGTAGATAATGGCTGAGTTTTTTGGTTTTGAAATAAAAAGAAAAGAAAAGGAGTTGGGGGCAGTAACGCCTCCAGCTACTGATGATGGTACATACGATATATCTGGTGGTGGTTTCTATTCCACAATCCTAGATACAGATGGTCGTTCACGCACAGAAGATGATTTAATCCGAAGATATAGAGATATTGCAATACAACCAGAGTGTGATAGTGCAATAGAAGATATCGTAAGTGAGGCAATCGCATCTGATGAAAGAGATATGTGTGTATCTATCGCATTAGATAATTTACAAGTTTCTACTTCAATTAAAAAAAGAATTAAAGAAGAATTTGAAAAAGTTCTACAATTATTAGATTTTAATAATAAAGCACACGATATTTTTAGAAGATGGTATGTTGATGGAAGATTATTCTATCACAAAGTTATTGATGCAAAAAATCCCAGAAAGGGTGTTCAACAACTTCGTTACATTGACCCTAGAAAAATTAAAAAAGTTAGAGAAGTAGAGACTAGTAAAAAAGGTCAAGTTGATGTTGTAAAAAAGTTTAAAGAGTTTTACATTTATAATCAACAAGGACATCAAGTAAATAATACTTCTACTGGTGTTAAATTAACATATGATTCAATCGCATATTGTCCATCTGGACTTATTGATATGCATAAAGGTACTGTATTATCGTATCTTAATAAAGCAATCAAACCAGTAAATCAATTAAGAATGATTGAGGACTCTGTGGTAATTTATAGAATATCAAGAGCTCCAGAAAGAAGAATATTTTATATTGATGTAGGTAATTTACCTAAAATAAAAGCAGAACAATATCTAAAAGATGTTATGAATCGTTATCGCAACAAACTAGTATATGATGCATCTACTGGTGAAATTCGTGACGATAGAAATCATATGTCTATGTTAGAAGATTTTTGGTTGCCAAGAAGAGAAGGTGGTAGAGGTACAGAGATTACTACACTGCCTGGTGGTGCAAATCTTGGTGAGATAGATGATATTACATACTTTCAAAGAAAGTTATATCGTTCATTAAATGTTCCTATCTCAAGATTAGAAGCAGAACAAAACTTTTCGTTAGGTAGGTCAACTGAGATTACAAGAGACGAATTAAAATTTACTAAATTTGTAGGTAAGTTAAGAAAGAAATTCTCTGTAATCTTTAATGATTTACTTAGAACACAATTAATTCTTACTGGTGTTATTGCAGAAGAGGAATGGAAACAGATGTCAGAACATATACAGTTTGATTTCTTACAAGATAATAACTTTACTGAATTAAAAAATGCAGAATTACTCAAAGAAAGATTAGAAATGTTATCACAAGTAGAAAACTATGTTGGTACATACTTCTCTAAAGAGTGGGTAAAAAAGAATGTATTACACTTAACAGATGACGAAATAGGTGAAATGCAAAAACAAATAGAGGGTGAGGGTGACGATAACGAAGAAAATGGCGATAACAACTTTGAACAAAAAGGAGATGGTAATGAGCCAGGAAAAAATAAAATCAATGGTTGATAATATAGTTAACGGAAATAATTTAGAATCAGAATCTGATTTCAAAAATATTATGTCTGATAAGGTTGGAGAAACTTTAGAAAAAGAAAGACAAACTATTTCAAAAGATATGGTAACATCACACATACCAGAGGTAGGGGAAGATGAAGTTTGATAGCTTTTATTCTAAAATAGTAGAAAAAGACGAACATAAAAGAAGTAAGGAATACAGAAAACTGACTCCTAAAATGAAGAAGGCAGTTGATGAAATATTCAATAAAATGGATTCTAACTCTTCAGATTTTATAAATAGTTTTGAGAACAATATTAATTTAGTTTCTAAGAAACACAAAGTAACTAACAAAGAATTAATGAGTTATTTTGAAAGAGAAATGTTAACAATAGGAAAGTAATATGGCTTTTACAGTAAGAAATCTAAAAGATACAGATTTTGAAACAGTAGTTCTTGTTCTTATTACTGGAACAAACGGAACTGCAACTGAAGTTGTAGATGCATCTGGACTTGCTGGAGCCTCAACAAATCCTAGACTTGCGATTGTTTCTTGCACTTGGAGTGTAAGTTCAACAACTGAAATAGAATTTCACGCAACATCTAATACAACTGCACTTACATTAAATAGTAATGGTAATTTTAACATTGGTAGTCAACAATTACCACCAATTACTAATAATGCTGGAAGTGGTATATCTGGTGATATACATATGGAAAACGATGCCGCTTGTGTCGGTTTTGTTATTTTAAAGTTAAGAAAAGTTTCTGGTTATAATAACCTATCATAAGGAAAGATGAATGAAATTAATATCTGAAGCACTTGAAAATGTAAAATTTCTTACTGAAGAAGACGATAAAGGTAGCAAAAATTACAAAATTCAAGGTGTATTTATGCAAGGTAACATAAAGAACCGTAATGGTAGAGTATATCCAACAGATGTTTTGGAAAATGAAGTAAAAAGATACTCTGAAAAATTCATTGAAAAAAATCGTGCATATGGTGAACTTGGACACCCAGAAGGCCCAACGGTAAATCTGGATAGAGTTTCACATATGGTAACTTCTTTACAAAGAGATGGAGATGATTTTATAGGTGAAGCAAAAATTATGAACACACCAATGGGTAAGATTGTAAAAAATATCATAGATGAAGGTGGCACACTTGGTGTTTCTTCTAGAGGTATGGGTAGTCTTGAACAAAAAAACGGTGCAAATTATGTGAAAAAAGATTTTATGTTGGCAGCTGCTGCTGATATAGTTGCAGACCCCTCTGCACCTAAAGCTTTCGTAAACGGAATTATGGAAGGTAAGGAATGGGTTTGGAATAATGGACTTCTAAAAGAAGTTGAAATAAGTGACATAGTTGAAACTATAGAGAGTTCTGTGCGTAAAAAACTTCCAAATGTGGAAGCTCTTGCGTTTGCAAAATTTCTTAAAAAGTTATAAAACTATAAATAATAATGATAATTAAAACAAGGAGAACCTTCAATGTCAGAACTAGATAAGACTATTGAGGAGTTGGAAAAAGAAGTCGTAGCGGAACTAGATGAAGCCAACGGCAAAAAACCTAATTCTACTGGTGGTAAGGCAGACCCTATGCCAAAAATGAAAGATGGTGAAAAACCAGAAGATGTAGGTGGCCCAACGCCCGAAAAAGATGCGAATATGGTTGGAAAACCAGACGCCGCAAAAAAAGTTAAAAAGGACACTTCTGCACCCACTAAAGGTGCTGTTCCTCCAGAAAAGGCAGATACTATTAAAGAAGCCGAACACGATGATGAGGACGAAGAAGAACCTAAAGATATGAAAACAGATGATGAAGAAGATGAGGATGATGACGATATGGAAGAAGCTGTATCAAAATTATCTAAACTTTCTAAAACTGAACTCGTTAATCAATACACCAAAGGTATGACTAAAACTCAACTTGCCTCTGAAATTTATGGTAAAAATCATAAGAAGAAGACAAATGAGAGTGTTGATGTTAAAAAAGATGTTGATGCATTACTAGAAGGTGAAGATTTTTCTGATGAGTTTAAAGCTAAAGCTGAAACAATATTTGAAGCTGCAGTATCATCTAAAATCTCTGAAGTAAAGGGAGCTTTACAAGAAGAGAAAGTACAAGCTATTGAAGAAGCAAAAGAAGATATGGTTGAGAAAATTGACTCATATCTAACTTATGTTACTGAAGAGTGGAAGAAAGAAAATCAACTTGCTATTGAAAGAGGTCTAAAGGGAGAAATCGCTGAAGACTTTATTACTGGTCTTAAATCTTTATTTGAAGACCACTATATTGATGTTCCAAACGAAAAATATGACATTCTTGAAGCACAGACTAAAGAAATTGAGGAACTAAAAGCAAAAGTGAACGATTTGATGGAACAAGATAAATCAGCTAAGAATAAAGTTGGTGAACTTGTTCGTGAATCATTAATTTCTGAAGTATCAAAAGATTTAGCAGAAACAGAAAAAGAAAAATTTCATTCTTTAACTGCTGATGTTGAATTTTCTGATGAAGAATCTTTTAAAGAAAAACTATCTACTTTGAAAGAATCATACTTCCCTTCAGAGAAAAAAGTTGAAGAAGTATTATCTGAAGACGCTGAAAGTCCTAAGACTATTGAAGCAAACTCAGATATAATGGCGGCATATACGGCTGCAATTAACAAAACCCATAAAAGGGCAGTAAATAAATCGTAATGATAAATATAGTAAATATATAAGGAGAAACTAAGATGTTTCAAACAACACATTTACAAGAGAAGTGGCAGCCCGTTCTAGACCATCCAGATTTACCAAAAATCAATGATAGTTATAGAAGAGCCGTCACTACTGTTATTTTAGAAAATCAAGAAAAAGCACTTAGAGAAGATGCTTCTTTCTTGTCAGAATCAGTTCCTACTAACGCAACTGCAGCTGGTGCTAATCCAATGGCAAATTGGGATCCGATCCTAATTTCATTAGTAAGAAGAGCTATGCCAAACTTAATTGCATATGACATTTGTGGTGTGCAACCAATGACTGGCCCAACTGGTTTAATCTTTGCTATGCGTTCAAGATTTGATGACCAGTCTGGTGCAGAAGCACTAGTTGATGAAGCAGATGGCGAACATTCTGCTGATAACTCATCATCTTCACTGACAGCTGCACAACAAGGTACTAACCCAAGTGTACTTAATGACTCTCCAGAAGGCGCTTATACTTTCGCACAAGGTATGACTGCTGCACAGGCAGAAGCATTAGGTGATAGTTCTCAAAACCACTTTGCACAAATGGCTTTCTCTATTGAGAAATCAACTGTTACTGCAAAGTCTAGAGCACTTAAAGCTGAGTACACAATGGAACTTGCACAAGACTTAAAAGCAATTCACGGTCTTGATGCAGAAACAGAACTTGCAAACATCCTTTCTGCTGAAATTCTTGCAGAAATCAATAGGGAAGTAGTAAGAAGAATTTACAGAACTGCCGTAGAAGGTGCTGCTGTAAATACAACTACTGCTGGTACTTTTGACTTAGATACAGACTCTAACGGTAGATGGTCTGTTGAAAAATTCAAAGGTCTAATGTTCCAAATTGAAAGAGATGCAAATGCAATCGGTCAAAAAACTCGTAGAGGAAAAGGTAACATCTTACTAGTAAGTGCTGATGTTGCTTCTGCTTTACAAATGGCTGGAATTCTAGATTACCAATCTGCATTAAACAACAACCTACAAGTTGATGACACTCAAAACACTTTTGCTGGTGTATTGAATGGTCGTTACAGAGTATATGTTGACCCATACGCTGCAAATGTAGCTGCAAGTCAATACTATGTTGTTGGATATAAAGGTACTTCACCTTATGATGCTGGTACTTTCTATTGCCCATATGTTCCACTACAAATGGTGAGAGCAGTTGGTGAGCAAACTTTCCAACCAAAAATCGGTTTTAAAACTAGATACGGTATGATTGATAACCCATTCGCAGTTGACGCTGGTGCGTTAGCTGATAACAACGATGCTGGTTCTTCAAATACTGCATTTACTAAAGAAACTAACCAATATTACAGAAGAGTTAAAGTTTCTAACTTAATGTAATAACTACAATCTACCACACCACAAAAAAGGGGAGTTCGCTCCCCTTTTTTTTTGATTATAAATAATAGTATGACAGATTTAAACGCACTCACACGACAACCAGAAGAGATAGACTATTCTGCACCGAGTCAGTATAGGTTCTCTATTATACAATTACCTAAAGTACAATTCTTTACTACTGCGTGTAATATACCAGGCGTTAATATGGGTGATGCAATATTTCCTACACCTTTCAAAGATATTCCAGTTTTACCAGATAAGGTAACATTTGAAAATCTTGAAATAACTTTTTTAGTAGATGAAAAATTACAGAATTATCAAGAACTTTTTAACTGGATTATGGCGATTGGATTTCCAGAAGATAGAGCTCAGTTCAAAAGTTTTAGACAAGAAAATGTAGACCAGTTTCCTACATCTCAATCAAAAATAAATGCACCTTCAGATACACCTAAACCTAGAACACCAGACGGTGCAATGTACTCAGATGCAACATTAACAATACTATCTAATAAGAATAACCCAGTATTGAATGTTAACTTTTCAAATGTATATCCAGTAACACTTTCTGCATTACAATATACAAATGACCAAGCAGATACTCAATATATGAGTGCGACTGCAACCTTTCAATATCAATTATTTAAATTTGAATCGTTATAAGACTTGACAACTTTTTAATTATGGTATATAATATAGTATGGATTTAACAAAAATACAAGAAATGTTTGACAAAGACTCAAAGATTGATGAAACTAATATCAATCTAGAAGAGACTAGAAGTCCAGCATTATTAAATAAATATTTAAAACTTTACACTAATTTTAGACTTATGTTAAGTAAGGCTGAAACTGATATGAAAATATTAAAAAAACAAAAATGGGAATACTATTCTGGTAAAGCAGAGAAACCATTTGAGTTAAAAATTCTTAGACAAGATATTCCGACATATTTAGAATCAGATGAAGATATGATTAGACTACAATCTAAATTAGATTATCTTAAAGTAGTTTCTGGTTATTTAGAACATATAGTAAAAAATTTGCATAGTAGAGGATTTCAATTAAGAAACATAACAACTTGGATTAAATATACGGAGGGTGCATTATGAGTATATGTGAAAATAACTACTATTATTTCATAGGTGCATTAAATGACCAACAATGTAATGCAATTATAGAAAGAGGGTTATCTGATATGACTCTCACAGAACAAAAAAATGGAAAGCAAGCAACTGATGCTACTACTTTTGATTTTAGACAAAAGGGTGGTGAAACATCTAACGCTGGTAATATCGCACAAAATCATTTGACTGCACAAGGTAGAAGACAAAAAGGTATTAAAGAAGAAGATGTTTATGTTAGAGATACTAAAGTTGGGTGGTTAGCAGATAAATGGATATATGATTTAATACACCCATTTATACGAGAAGCAAATCAAAAAGCAAACTGGAATTTTGAGTGGGATTTTTCTGAAACTTGTCAGTTTACAGTTTACAATCCAGGCCAGTTTTATTCTTGGCATACTGATGGTGGTTCAAGACCATACATACCATTTGACCCAACAGTAGAAGAACAAAGAAGAAAAGATAATGATGGGAATTATATAGTTGCAAAAGATGATACTGGTAAAGAAATAAAGTTTGATAAAACATATAGGGGTGGTAAATTTGAAGGATTGCCAAGATATATTCCAGCGCCTGGTTTTGTAGATAATCCAAATCAATTCTGGAAGACTAGAAAATTATCCGTAACAGTAAATTTAACCAATCCAAAAAATTACAAAGGTGGTAATCTTAAATTTGATTTAGGGCCTCATATGGGTAGTAAAAGATATCACACTTGTACGGAAATAAGACCAAGAGGTTCTATCATAGTATTTCCATCATTCATACACCACTTGGTTACTCCAGTTACTGAGGGAACTAGATACTCTTTAGTAGTATGGAATTTAGGAAAGATGTTCAAATGATTGATACTGTAAAATTTTTTAAAGAAAAAAAGTATGTTCTTATAAAAGAAATGATACCTAAAGATATTGCAAAAGTAGGGGCACAATATTCACATTACGATAAAGCAAGACTATTTCAACCAGAAGCAGAAAGTGCTCAGATTCCAGGCAGTCATAGTGTTTATGGTGACCCACTTATGGAAACACTTTTGAATTTTGGTAGAAAGAAAATAGAACAATCTACTGGTTTAGAATTGTGGCCTACTTATTCTTATTATAGATTGTACAAAGTAGGTGATATATTAAAAAGACATAAAGATAGACCATCTTGTGAAGTATCTATTACTTGTTGTTTAGGATATGATTACAAGGGTAAAGAAGATTATAACTGGGGTATGTTTGTTGGCCCAGAAGATGGTGAAAGAGGTACAAAGGGTAAGATGATTCCTATGGAGCCTGGTGATGGAGTAATCTATCGTGGGTGTGAAGTGGAACATTGGAGAGAAGCATTTGATGCACCAGAGGGTGCCTGGCAAACACAAGTATTTTTACATTATGTAGACAAAAATGGGCCATTTGCTGATTTTTGTAAATTTGATTCTAGACCATCACTTGGTCTTTCACACTCAACGAAAGATAAGGAAAAGATTGCGGCTGCTACAAAGGCAGATGCAGAACTTTTATCTAAAAAAGATGCTTTTCCAAAATTGAACAAAGAAGAAGTACCTTATGAAAATAGAGAAAAAAAATGAAGTATACATACGAATTGAAACCGAACCACATATTGCAAGAGAACTCTCAGAGTATTTTACCTTTGAAGTGCCTGGTGCAAAATTTATGCCCAGTTATAGAAATAAAATATGGGATGGAAAAATACGATTATTCTCAGTTGCTACTGGACAGATCTATCTGGGATTATTACCATACATCAGAGAGTTCTGTAAACGAAATGACATTAGATACGAATTAGATTTTAATACAAGACCAGAAAACTTAGATGAATCAACTATTAAATCATTTATTAAACACCTTAAAATTCCATACAAAGCTCGTGATTATCAGATTTCTAGTATTCTTTATGGTGCCAGAAAATGTCGTGGTCTTTTTGTTTGTCCTACTGCATCTGGCAAATCGTTAATCATTTATGGTCTAACTAGATGGTGTCATTTAAAGAATCTTAAAACATTGATACTTGTACCCACAACAAGTTTAGTAGAACAAATGTCAAGTGATTTTATTGATTATGGTTGGTTAGAATCATACATACAAAAAGTATATTCTGGTCATAGTAAAAAGATAGAAAAAGATGTTGTGATATCTACTTGGCAATCTTTACATAAATTTCCTAAAAAATATTTTGAACAGTTTGGTTGTGTTATAGGTGATGAGGCTCATCTATTTAAAGCAAAATCACTTACATCTATAATGACTAAACTACATTTATGTAAGTATCGCTTTGGACTTACTGGTACATTAGATGATTTACAAACTCATAAATTAGTTTTAGAAGGATTGTTTGGTACAACAAATAAAGTTATAACTACAAAGGAATTGATAGAAAAGAAAACATTATCTAATCTTAAAATAAACAGTTTAATTTTAGGATATACTGAAAATGATTGTAAGATTGTAAAAGATTTAAAATATGCAGATGAAATAGATTATATTGTCAATGATAAAAGAAGATTGCATTTTGTAAATAAATTAGTTAATCCACTAAAAGGAAATACATTAGTGTTATATCAATTTGTAGAGAAACACGGAAAGCCTTTATATGAATTAATGAAGAATACCTACAAAGGTAGAAAGGTATTTTTTGTAAGTGGTGGTGTTGATGCGTTGACTAGAGAAGAAATTAGAGCTATGACTGAAAAATCTAAAGATGCAATTATTGTTGCATCATATGGAACTTTCTCTACTGGTATTAATATTAAAAATTTACATAACATAATATTTTCATCACCATCTAAAAGTAAAATTAGAGTTTTACAATCCATAGGTAGAGGTTTAAGATTAGGTGATAACAAAACTGAATGTAAATTATTTGATATTGCAGATGATTTTACATATAAAAATAGACAAAACTTCACACTTCGTCATTTTATGGAACGAATAAATATATACAACGAAGAACAATTTGATTATACAATACATAGGATTAACTTATGATAG